AATGATCATATCCAAGATTTTTTACAGCATTTCCTTCATCATAAAGACATTCTTGAGATGAGTGTTTAAAAACTGCAATATCCGTGTATTTAAGATATTGATCAATAACTTCGTAAGGATTAGATTCTAATCGATGAGTACAATCTACCCAAAAATAATAATCATAGTCAGGTAAAAATACAAATGGAAGAATTTTATATATTTTTGCATTCCTACGATTTTTAAATCTACAATCTAAAGAAAAATCAATAATCGGATGTGTTATCCATGTTGTTTTTGTGTCCTTATAATCAATAAACGCATGATAATCAACTCCATCAAAGGGAATAGGATCCAAAAGTTTATTTGATCCTATTGAAGATGTAACTACTGCTATTTTCATAATTTAGATCTTTCCTCACATAAATTAATTATATTTAGATTATTTTCTTGATCTTTTCTAGGAACAAACTGCGCTCGATATCTTTCTTCAGAATTTTCACCAACATCAGTCAAATAATAAACTGCAAGGCTTTTTCTATACTTATCATGAGGACATTTTAATGGGTCCGGTAATCCGTGCCAAGAATTTTGTGTTGTATCAAAAAGAACTGCTTTATTAAAAGTGCAGTCAATTGTTTTTAATAATTCATTAGGTTTATTTTTATTTTCATCATGAGACCAAAACTGCAATCCCCCTCCCCATTCAGGATTCCAATCCACAGACATATAAATTATCAGATTAAGTTTTCTCTGTAATTTTAACTTAGGATGAATTGAGTAATCTTTATGAACATTCAGATTACCACCTCTCTCATGTATATGTAGTCCACCACCATGAAGACCATAATCAGGATATAATTTTTTAATTCCCGTTACTTCTTTAAGAAATCCAATAAAATCTGGAGAACAAAGATGTTGAAAAGTTTGATAGATTTCTAGAGGAAACTTTCTCCAATCTTGAATAGTTTTTTTATTTTCAAGAGGACTATTATAGTTCCACCATTGATCACTATCATAATCTAAAAAACTTTCAGATATTTTATTAGCAATATCTATAGAAAAAAAATCTTCTATAATCCAATGGTCAAAAGGATTTATATATTCGTTAATTTTATAATCCATATTTTTTCTTACAATATTTTGTCTCAGTAGTTACATAATAGTCTCTATTTTTATGAGAAACGTTTGTAGTCACAGAATATTCACCAACTCTATTTGATATCAAGACATCATTTAAAAAGATAGGTTGTCCATACTTTTCATTCATTCCATAATAAAATTCACAGTCCATGAAGTAAACCAATGTTTCATCAAACCTATTTGATACTTCTTTACGGAAAGAAAGTACAGATGGAGAACTGATAGAGTTTACACCCTCAAGAAACTTGTCATTCCATTGAGGATACATTTCCCAATAGAAAGAATGTCCATCATCTTGTGTATGATTACATCCATTAACTAACCACATCTTATCACTATTTTCAAATTCACTGTGAATTTTTTCTAGTGCTTCATCATCATAGAAAAAATCATCCTGAAACATCACTTTAATAATATCCCCTGAACACATATCAATTGCTTTGTTTGTATTTGCAGGACCATTCCCTCGGTTCTCTTCATTTCTGGTATAAAGAATATTGATTTTATCTTCAAATTCTTTCACCTTATTAAGAACTTCATTATCCTTACTGTGATCAGAAATACAAACCTCAAAATCTTTAAAAGTTTGTATTTCAATTGTCCTCAGCAAATCATCAAGAAACTCTCCTCCTCTACCATAAGATTCCCAGGTAGGTATAGCAATTGATAATTTATTAGGACTCATAAAACTTCCCAACCCTCACAGTAAAGATCTTTAGTATTTAAGTGTGCATTATTTGGACCAAACCACTTCTTAGGAGCAATCACCTTACCTCTGTTTGCCAACCATGCGCCCCACCAAGAGAATGATGAGTTAGCAATAATGAAATCACTACACTGAGTCATTAGATAAAGGTCATGATATGGTCCTGCTGCCTCTGATACAAGGAATCTATTATCACTGAATAGTTCTTGTTTCATACACCACTTTGGATCATCACTAAAGATGACAACCTGTCTCTTTACACCAAACTTACTAAGAGCTTCCTCATAATAATCAAGAGTTTGATTATGATGATTAGCAGAGTTAATTAAAAAGTCACCTCTACGAATATGAAGTGCAATGGGTTCATCAAAACAATCTTCAACAATCTCCTTACACTCATCAACAATGTGTTTTTTAAATGTAAATTGCTCTTCTCTAATCTCTCTTGCACAATGTTTGAAGTATTTCTCTGTCTGAAAGAAACCATAAAGAGTATAATCAACCTGTCTACTACTATGGAGAATAGTAGAATCAAACTCAAATCCTTTCTCTTGAAGAATATAATCTGTGTTCAGAATACCAGTATTTTCTGGTTTGATATTAAAGCAATCAAAGAGTTCAATCCTTAATTTATTACCAATGCCATCATCAAATACCTCTTGATGATTTGGAATTGAAAATGAAACACCAGTATATCGAGCAACACCAAGAGTTGCAGCATACTGAAACATTTGATTACCAAGCTGTCCCAGTTTGCCAAGATAATTAAATCCAATTGTCATTATGATTGTGTAAGTTTTTGAGTCAGTTGTTCATTGATCCATGCATATGTTCTACCAATGCCTTCTTCAAGGGTCATTGTATAGTTCCAATCAAGTTTTTCTCTAATGAGATTATTATCAGAGTTACGTCCACGAACACCAAGAGGTCCATCTATGTGAATCATCTTAACATCTTTACCTGCTACCTTAGCAGCAGTGTCAACAAGTTGATTGATAGTAACCATCTCCTCAGAACCAATGTTCACAGGTCCCATGAAGTCTGAATCCATCAACCTTCTTGTTGCTTCAATACATTCAGTGATAAACAAGAAGGATCTAGTCTGTAAACCATCTCCCCACACCTCAATAGCTCCACCCTCCTCTGGGAGAGATGCAACCTTTCTGCAGATTGCTGCTGGTGCTTTTTCACGCCCTCCATCCCAGGTTCCTTCTGGTCCAAAAATGTTGTGATAGCGTGCAACCCTAACAGGAATATCGTGATTCCTGTTATAAGCAAAGTAAAGTCTTTCGCTAAAGAGTTTTTCCCATCCATATTCACTATCAGGTTGTGCAGGGTATGCTGAATCCTCACTACAGTTGGGATTATCAGGATCCAATTGATTAAACTCAGGGTAAGCACAGGCAGAACTAGAATAGAAGATCTTAGTTCTGTTCTTACCAAATTTGTCATTCATCTCTTTCTGTGACTGAAGCACATTAAGATTGATTGTGACACTGTTATGCATCACATCAGCATCATGATCACCTGTGAAAATATATCCAGCGCCACCCATATCTGCAGCAAACTGATAGATCTCATCAAAGGGTTGAATATATCTTGTTGGAACAGAGTGATAGAAATTACCCCTATCACCCTTATATTCTAGAACCCTCTCTACAAATCTTTTATCTGTAAGATCTCCCACTACAAATTCATTTGCTGCAGAGTTACTGAACTCAGGACATTTTACATCAACACCCCTCACCCAGTAACCCTCTTCTCGCAGTCTCTTGACCATGTGACTTCCAATAAATCCACCAGCGCCAAGAACTAACGCCTTTTTTACATACTGAGCCATAGTAAATCCAATTTATACTGTAATTATATCAACCACCAAATTTTTTGACAAGGGCATCAAAGTTTGGTTCCATTGCTCTTACAATCTTTCTAAGCAATGCATCTTCTCCACCAGCAGCAGGAGCAGGTGCAGGTGCAGGAGCGGGTGTAGACTGAAGATCTTCTACCTTTGCTTCCAGTGCTCTCAATCTTGCTTCTACTTCTACATCATACTTGGACATTGCTGCCCCACTAGCAGACTTAGCTGCTCTTCCTTGTGTTGCCATTTTATTCAAGTTAATAGACTCATCTATTTAGAAAAAAAGCAGGGTAGGTTTTCCCACCCTGCTTCCTAAGGTCATGCACGCCACTTGCTCTTTAGAGAGAAGCAAGAAACTCTGAGGGGGTTATCCCGACCAGGGCAGGTTTTAAGTCACTCCGCGACTTACTGTGTCTTTGACATAACAGGGGACAGTAGCAGGATCTAGCCACTTAGTATAATCAAAGTCTTCCATAGCAGTAAGCAACTGCATTTGGTTATCACAGAGATACATATCTTTGTATTTACCAGTGAAAGAATCTACTTTCTGGATCCTGTAGTCAGGCATACCATTAAGTTCAATGGTGCCTTTTTCAACATAACGATAAGGAAATTGTTCTAGAAGAATTTTCATGCCACAGTATTGAGATCAGAAGCAAGGTAATCAAGAATGATATCATAGTCATCAAGTGGGTCACCTGATAACACCACCCCATTGTTTTCATAAAACTTACGAACTTTTTTGTAAAGTTTTGGATTCTTTACATCCAAGTAGAAGTCTCCAGCAACAGCACACTGAAGAGTGTTGATGTCCTTTTTGAACTTGGAAGTGATTGTCATTGCCTTGTTTGAATACCTTGTTATTCTATGATGATTGACTGTTTAGGTCAAGAGGACAGCATTAAAACTGTCCAATAGGGGTTGTGAGAATTGAACTCACCTTAGGCAAATTATGAGTTTGCTGCATTCACCAGATTGCTAAACCCCCTGGTAGGACTGCTGGGAATTGAACCCAGTTCACACCGTTATAAGCAGTGGGCATTAACCAATATGCGACAATCCCTTATGATGCTTCATTATTGAGGTCTTTGTATGTGCGTATGAGTTCATCATGCGCTGGAACCATTACCGCTTTATCTCCGTTCTCGTTCTCTATACCTATTGTCTCTCCATTCTCCACTCTTTCAAAAAGAGTTTCCCAGTTCTCTTGCCAGTATTCCACAGAATAAAAGTGCATAGTTGTAGTATGTATGTAATCGGGGTGAAAGGATTTGAACCTTCGGCCACTCGCTCCCAAAGCGAGTGCTCTACCAAACTGAGCTACACCCCGTGGAGGAGAGAAGGGGATTCGAACCCCTGGAGGTATAACCCTCTCTTGTTTTCAAGACAAGTGCAATAAACCACTCTGCCATCTCTCCATATCATCGAACTTCAAAGTCCAACTTCTTGACTTTACGTCTTCTTCTTTGTTCTTGATAAAGAAGTTCTTCTCTAGAGAAATGACTGTCAATCTTTCTCTCTATATTATTGGTTACCATGACAACTTTGTCAAGGTCAATGGCACCAACTTTATTGCCCTCAACTCTCATTTGGTTGGGACATCCACAGAACTGAACCTTGCTAGTGCTTGTCAGTTCTGTTCCACATTCTTTGCATCTGACAGTAATCATTTGATTGCATTTAAGATTAATTGGACATGGGTGAAGAGGGGATCGAACCCCCGACAACTTGAATGTAAATCAAGTGTTCTACCGCTGAACTATTCACCCTGGCTCCTCCACCTGGACTCGAACCAGGGACAACAGAATTAACAGTTCCGCGCTCTACCAACTGAGCTATAGAGGAATATATGTCCCAAAAGGGACAGAGCGGATAAGGGGACTTGAAGCCCTGACATTCAGCTTGGAAGGCTGACGTTCTACCACTGAACTACATCCGCAGGAGGGATAGTGAATGGGTGGTTGGTGGAGTATTCACTACCCCAAGCCATTCACAGGACTTGAACCTGCGACCTGAGCTTTACAAAAGCCCTGCTCTACCAGCTGAGCTAGAATGGCAATAATACATCAGTGATATCCTGCAGAATAACACTGATGGGTTCAAGAGGGATCCCACCTCTCTCTCACATGGGTTGAGTTTCCAGTTCTTTTTTCTCCTGGAGATGTGAGCACTGGAGTTACCATCCAGTTACGACTCAAGTAGGATTCGAACCTACGACCGACTGCTTAGAAGGCAGTTGCTCTATCCAGCTGAGCTATTGAGTCAAGCAGTGGTCTCTCAACCACCTTTATAACATAAGTGATTTTTTATTCTGTGTCAAGGGGTTTTGTGGATATTTTCAGATCCACCTTGAAAGTTTTCTGATCCACCAATTGGATCAAGTTGAAGAGTGGTGGCAGAATTCTTAGTTGCCAAATCATACATCTCTTGATGGATGTTTTCAGATTCATTCGTCCAGTATTGACGATTTTCCTCTTCTTGTTTTTTAATCTCTGCTTCCTTCATCATATAATCTTGACCCCTGTCAGAGACTGGTGCAGGACCAAACCAGGGATCATCCTGAAGAACTGCAGGTGCAGGAATACCAGTGTATGGTGAAAAATCCATTTCATCACACTCTACAACTTCCTCATCAATAGCACATTCAATGTCTGTTTCATCCCAGAATGGAAGTTTAGTTAAATCTTCAGAAGAAGAGAAAACTTGTCTTAAGGTTTGTTTGATTTTATTTATCATGAGAAAACAAATTTCTTGGTGTATTCGTAAGCATAGATTTCTCTTTTACCCTTGATTCCCCACCCCAACCAGTAGTATGCAGGGACCATGTATTGAGAAACAGTTTGTCCACCACCCTCAAACATGGGAAGATATTTTTGAAAGACATTCTCATTAATCATGTAACGAGTTTGACCTTCTAGACTATTGGGGTCACAGTTGTACTTCTGACAGAATAATCCTAACCCCAGATAACGGTTCTCAGTGGTCCACTGAATGAGTCCGTACCCACCCCTATGGCAATCAGAGTAAGGAACTCTAGCACCTCCCTCGCAAATGTTGGAATGGAACTTACTTTCCTGTTTAATATTTCCCAGTATCGTTGCCAGGGCATTTTTATCTGTGATTTTAGTTTTGTCTTGGAGTTGTTCAAGGACATATTGTTCTTCTGGAGAGCAGTCAGGACACTTCCAACTTTTTTGATACTGTATCACTGGAATGGGTACAACTGTAGGATCAGGAGACAGTTGTTTTGTTGGCATTGGTGCCAGAAACCCCATAGCAAATAATGTTTCAACAATCATAGGTAAAGTAATCCTTCCTGAAATAACGACCAAGGATGTTGCTATTATAAAAGGCAGGCGTCCCATCTGTCAACTTCTCAATAAGTACATTATTTAGAAAGAGCTGTCTTGTTTCTTCATAGTTCACTCTACCAGGAGTCTCATGCAAGCTCAATATAGTCCTTCTAAAGGATTCTTTTCCGTATTTCTTAACATCATCCTTAAGCTCTGGACAAGATCCATAGTAGTTGCGCCAGTTGCTTTCAGTTGTAACTCTTCTCCGCTTGACAGTTTTATCTTTAGATCTAGGCTTTCGTTTTTGCCAAAAATACTTTCTCCCAATGTACTGTCGTTGGTTCTGGAGATTGGTAATGTTATACACAAAACCATAAAAGTCCCCAACATCCCCCCCACCAAAAGGGGACTCCAAATATCTCCAGGGATTCTGATACTCTTGATTTTCTTCCACATAATAATTTAATCTCCAGTATATATCTTCTCCTGTCCCTGGTAAAAGATTACTTCATCAGGGAGATAGAAGTGCGGTCCAAGTCTTATAACTAATTTTTCTTGTTCTGAAAATTGAGGATTCTCCTCCAGACACCTCTCCTGCCACGTCATTGAACCACCAATCATCTTGTCGCTTTGCATTTATTCTACAGTTTAAATCCTGAGAATGTATCTTTTTGGACATCTTGCTTAATTCCTCCAACAACATAGGACTCAACCTCTGTCTCTTGTGGAGCAACTTGCAAACCTTTGGAAGAGATCCAATGTTGTGTCCAAGGCAGGGGATTGGCATTAGCAGAAATATCATACACTGGTTTAAGACCCAGCGCTTTCATTCTGCGATTGGCGACCCATTCAACATACTTCTTGAGGAGAGCATCATTGAGACCAATCATGCTTCCATCTTGGAACAGATAGTCTGCCCATTTCTTCTCCTCATTGACTGCCTTGTCAAACATTGCATAGACATTCTCTTCTTCTTCTTTGGCAATCTCTGCCATCTCAGGATCATCACCTTGCTTCCACTTGTTCAGAATGTTCTGTGTGATGGCAAGATGCTGGTTTTCGTCTCTTGCAATAAGGGAGATGATTTTTGCAGAACCTTCCATAAGTTTTAGTTCACCAAATGCAAAACTGCAAGCAAAACTAACATAGAACCTAATACCCTCAAGAATGTTAACGTTAGCAACAGCTCTGTAAAGCTTTCTCTTAACATCCTTTTTAGTCCAGACAGAAGATAGAGAATCCTTCCAATCCTCCTGCCACATACTGCCAGTGCCATACTCTTGGGCTGCCTGAATGAACGCGTCATATGCCTCTGTTACACTCCTTGCTCTCTCCAAGATTCTCTCATCAGTAATAATCTTATCAAAGACCTCAGAGGGGTCTGAATAGACATTCTTAATAATATATGTGTAGGAGCGACTATGGATCATTTCCATGAATCCCCAAACCTCCATACATGCCTCTAGTTCAGGTAGGCTGCAGTAAGGAATAAAAGCCATCCCAGGACCACGCCCTTGAATGGAGTCAAGCATAATCTGGTATTTGAGGTTAGAGGTATAGATATGCTTTTGTTCTGGACGAAGTGATTGATAGTCTCCACGATCTTTCTGTAGTGATACCTCCTCTGGTCTCCAAAAATATCCTAATTGTTGTGTTGTAAGTTTCTCAAAGATAGGATACTTGTAAGAGTCATATCTTTGAACACCAAGAGGAGCACCAAAGAACATTGGTTGCTTCTTAGTATCATGAGGGATGCTGTTAAAAACAGTCATCCCCTTAACCTTCTTTTCACTAAGTGTATTATTCACTGAACCTACTTTAAACTGCACAGGATTCACACTCTCCCTCCTCTACTTGTTCTAGTTCTACTAAAAGGTTATTTAAATTTGAAGACCTCTCTTCCTCAATCTCATCAGACTTCATGTCATGAGTATTCTGATAATAAGATGTCTTCCATCCATACTTATATGTAGTCAGCAAATCATTTGCCATTTGAGAAACTGGAACCTCATTGTTGGGGTAGTTCTCTGGATTATATGACCAGTTACCAGATATGGCTTGATCAAAGAATTTTTGCATCACAGACACCACATTTATGTACCCATTGTTGTCAGGCATCTCCCACAACAGCGTATAGTTATTTTTCAAAGTGGTATAGGAGGGAACAATCTGCTTAAGAGGCCCCTTTTTGGATTTCTTGATGGACAAGAAGTCTCTTGGAGGTTCAATTCCATTGGTTGCATTTGACACAACGGAACTGCTCTCCGATGGCATCTGTGCGGACAATGTGCTGTGTCTGAGACCGTATTGATTGATAGATGCTCTAAGAGACTCCCAATCATGTACTAGCTCCTGTGATGTGATTTCATCTACATCCTTCTTGTATGTATCAATAGGAAGAATACCATCAGCATACTTTGTTCTACCAAAGTATTCACAGTGACCTTTTTCCTGTGCAAGTTTGTTAGAAGACTTCAGCAGGTAATATTGGAAGGACTCAGACAGCCCATGAACAGCATCCCATGCTTCTTGAGATCCATAAGAATATCCAAGTTTGGCAAGATAATGTGCCAGACCAATAAACCCAATTCCAAGGGACCTACGTGCCTTTGTGGCAACCTCAGCAGCAATTACAGGATACTCTTGATAATCAACCAGTTCCTCAAGACCTCTGACTGCCAAATCACAAAGGTCTTCCAACTCATCATCAGACCTGACTTTACCCACGTTGATAGCAGAAAGAATGCACAGAGCAATCTCACCTGTATGGTCATCAATATGTTGAAGTGGATATGTAGGAAGTGTAATCTCCTGACACAGATTGCTCATCTCCACCTTGTCCTTAAAGGAAGAGTGCGAATTACAATGGTCAATATTCATAATATAGATACGACCAGTCTCTGCTCTCTCCTTCAGTAGGTTAAGGATGAGTTCTTGTGCTCCAATGGTGGACTTGGGGATTGATTCATCTGACTCATACTTACAGTATAAATCATCAAACCCAGGGGTGCCAAAACTCTCATACAAACCAGGAACACTATGTGGGGAAAATAGGGTGATCTTCTTATTTTTAATAAAGCGTTCATAAAAAAGTTTGGAGAGTTGGATGGAGTAGTCAAGTTTCCTTACCCTATTATCTTCAGTTCCTTTATTGTTCTTAAGAACAAGGATATCTTCTATTTCTTGGTGCCAGATTGGGAAGTGTACTGTGGCTGAACCTCCACGAATCCCATTCTGAGTGCAACATCGTACAGTTGATTCAAACTTTTTAAGGAACGGGACAACACCTGTGTGCTGTACTTCTCCGCCTCTGATTTTACTGTTGATGCCACGAATTCTGCCTGCGTTGATACCAATACCCGCCCTTTGTGCAACATATCTGCCAATAGCCATATCAGAGCTAAAGATAGAATCGAGGGTGTCATCAACATCAACAAGAACACAACTAGCAAATTGTC